TTGTAGTAATATTTATAAAAAACCAATTTGCAAACATGATTTTTATAAGTGTCGAATTGTATAAATAAAAATGTAGATCACGGGTATACAGCCCTATCTACTCTAACGCTTATGGCGAATGGGGTACTGTTGAAAAAATACTTAGATTCCAAAACTTAAAAACTATGTCCGATAAAGAAATATCAAAAGAACCAAAAAAAATTAAAAAATCAAATGGGGGAAATGCCCATTATGAAAAATATAAAGAAACGATCAAAAGAGTATCTAGACGTAATTATCGTAAAAGAATTACTTTATTAAATGAAATCTTAAACAATAAATCTTGTGTACATTGTGGCGAAAGCGAAACAATGTGCCTAAAATTCTATCCTCATGACTTAAAAATTCGTAGAATCACAAAAAATGTTGGCACTAATGATAAGAGCAGGCAAGAAGTTTTCCACCTAATAAACGAATCAAAAGTTCTTTGTTTAAATTGTTATATAAAAGCAAACAATGATTTAATCGAATTTATTTAGGTTTTCACCAAATTGAACTACATTATGAAACAATACATTTAAAAACAACAATAATTCTTAAATCATAACAGTGTCGAGAAATTGGAGCTGCGCCATGTGGATGAACTCCTCCATGAAAAGCAACCATTCGATTTCCTTTATATTTGGTTTGCCCCTCTATCTCCAAAGTATCCTTATTGTAAATAATTGTTCCACCACCCCATTCTGCTTTCCAATCAAGTCTTGGATAAAAAACAAAAGTATATCTTTGCTCTGGTGGGATAGGTGAGTCCGAATCATCATAATGAAGATGGGTTTCTAAACCAAAAGTTTGGCCATTACAATAAATTCTCTCATATTCACTAATACCATATTTGGATTTAAAATCTAATGTGTTCTTTGCAAATTCAAAAATATTATCAGCCCATTCATATCCCCCAGCAACACATTCTTCTTTATTGTGTCCCAAAAGAGCATGCCAATGTAAATTTGGTTTTCCTGCTGCTGAAATATAATCATATTCCCATTTTAATTTTCTAACTTCATCATTAATTAATATCGCATTATGTTCTTCTAGTACATTATCATAAACATCAATTTTCATTTTCATTTCACCTTTCATCGCTGTTGTTAATTTCAATATTATTTTACCAATTTGAGCTATGGTCCCTTACTATAGGACTCCATCTTGTTCCATACTCATCTACAATTTCTCCAATATTTTCATCTTCTAATCCTGTAACAACAAATCCAAATGGAGCCATATCCTGTTCTAATGCATCTTGTTGTTCTTTCATCATAGTGCTTCTAATATCCATATCGGTTAATTCTTTAAAATAGGTCTGATCACTAGTCCATGCAAACATGAATAAACAAGCAACCAAATCATCAGTGCAACCATCATCTGCTTGAAATGAACTCCCTTTAACAATAAAGGTAGATAACTCACTAATAATATCTAAATCTTCTATGATAAGTTTATCATCCTCAATCATTTGTTTAAGGTTGGAACAGCCTATTTTCTTTACCGCCTTTGTTGTTCTTACTCCCAATTGTGCTCGGCCGCCAGAGAATCCTCCACCAAGAATTTGTCCGGCTCTTCCTCGCATAGAAGCCATGATAAGATTATCGTATTCCAAATCAAATTGCATAGTTGTAGCAACCTGTTCACCTATATCATTTACCTCAATCAATACAAACGCTTTGTTATATGCCTGAGCAACATCATGGATTTTACTGGGAAACAATAATGGTTTAATTTCATTATCTCTAAACTTCGCAACAATTCTGTATGGCATCTCTGATATATCAAATACTATAAAAGCAGAATAATCATTTTTCGTTCCGCGAGAAACATCAGCATTTAACATATAAGTTCGGCCTTGTTGTGGTTTCTCATATAGGTCAAGGCCAGCATTAGATTGTCTTGGGTTTTTATAAGCCATTGTTCTCAGTTTCTGTGGAGAAATCAATGTATCAATAGAACCAAGAAACTCACATTCAAACTCTGTGTTAAATTGCGATTGAGAAGTATTTTTTATAGTTTCTATTTTCCACTCCTCATCACGGCCAGGAATTTCGCTCCAATGAACTTCAATTGGAACATAAGAGTTCCTTTTATTTTCTGCATCAGACCATAACTTGTAGAACATATTCATACCATGCGGCGTAGAAACAATCACCACTTTAGTTGTCTTACCAGAACTTATTGTAGGATAAACTGAACTGAAGAACTGTTCTGCAACATTAGCAGGAACATAAGCAAACTCATCAAGAAAAATAATGTTATAAGAACCACCACGAACTGCACTAGCAGAAGTGGAGCTCGCAAGAATCTTTGAACCATTTTCTAATTCTAAATTGCCCTTATTCCATGTCATAACACCCTGTTGTAACCATTTTGGAAGATTTTCATATGCAAGCTGTAATCTGCCCAACAAATCTCTTGCTACTGCGGCCTTGTTTGCAAGAATAGCTACGCTTACACTTGGGTTAAAAAGAATATAATGCAGCAAATACGCGATGATAGTAGTAGATTTTCCCGACTGACGCGGCAACTTACATATGGTGAAACGATTATTATGAAAGGTTCCTACCATTTCTTTTTGAAAATCGTAAAGGTTAAACGGAATTAACCCCTCATCCAAAGAAACAATTTTAATATATGTTTGAATAAAGTATAGGGGGTCTTTCATACACTTTGTGTATTCTTCAACCTCTTCCTTTGTCCACTCTTGGGTGACATTTGCTTTCTTGAGATTGGGGTTGCCGAGATAATTTTCCATTTTTAATCCTATATTAAAAACCAAGTCTGCCTATACTAATCTTCTTTGTTTTTTAATATACTTTGAAGTTCTTTAGTAGAACCAACAAATAATGCATTTGTTACATTCTTGGGTGCATTATTTGGCACCTCTTTTAATTTATGCATTTTCTCTTGTAAATCACCCAACTTCTCTGTAACTTCCGCTACTTGTTTAATAAGATTTCCAGCAACCTCATATGTTCTTGGATGTTCTGATTCTTTAGCAAGCTCAAGAATTCCATCAATAGCTTTTGACCCCTTATCAACTAAACTATAAAACTGTTCTCGTTGATATTCATAATCTTTCTCAATATCATCTGTATCAGTTATAGGAAAACTAACTTCCTGTTTTGTTTCTTCGTATGAATTTATAGAATTGGGAACAATTTTTTCTATAACACCCAACTCTTTATCAATTCGTAATGAAGTATCTTTATTCATCATTTATTATCGTCTTCACCTGTTTCTGGGTTATAATTTAATGCATCTTGGAAGAATGATGTGGTTTCATTAAATCCAAAATCATCATCAGCATCAGCCGTTGATGGTTTAGGTGTAACCTTATATCTCTGTTCACGTTTTGGAGATTCATCAGGCAAGTCTGTGTACTGGTCAACCTGTGCCGTTTTAATAACCTTACTGGAAGTAACAGGTCCATAGAGATAAAATTTAGCAGTAAAAGATAAAGTATATACCAGAGCTCTACGAGAAGTAAACTCTCCATCATAAGTATCCTCATAACCAATACTATTTAATATTATAGGAACATCTTTTTTAATTCCCATATCTGACATATCATTAATGGTTAATGTATAGTCAGGTTGAAAGTAGGGAAGAATCTGTTCTACAATTTGTAACGCATCATCAGATTGTTTTGCCATAATATATAATTCAAATTCAAGATTATATGGAACTGGCATATATTGAGTATCTAATTGTTTTGTATTTGAGCCTTTAACCTTTTTAAATTTTTGAACACGATTAAGTTTTCTAGCAGAATCATAAGAAAGATTTTTAATTTCAAATCCAAGTCTGGGCAAGGTAATAGCAACCTGTTTTGATAAATCTGCATCATCACGCAAACGTACCAAAAACTTTTCTCTGGGGCCATACGCAAGAGGAACCTTCATAGTCTGTGTTATGGTTCCAGAATTATCTTTACGAACAAGATTAATTGAATTAAACATTGATCCAAAGGAAATAACTACCTTTCGTATGGTTTCGTGATAAAATTGAGTTCCTAACACTATGAGCTACTCCCTGCATCTCCAAATGGATTTGACTCACTGAAATCCAAAATTGTT